GCTGTATTACTATTAGATATATACCCTTCTGTAGTCGAAGGTTTTGGAAATTGGATACCATCACTAGTTATTGTAACTGCTGAGTTACTTGGAGCTGGAGCTGGAGCTGGGGCTGGGGCTGGGGATGGAGATTTAGTAATCTTAATGTTATTCAATAAATTTTTAAAAGCATTTATTACAAGGTAAAGAAATAAAGAAAATAGTAAAAGACTAATAGTAATCGCGACGAGTCCCGCGTTCATATTTTATAGTATATACATTTATTTTTTTTAAAAAACGGGTTCTTATCGAGTTTCCCATCGTGAAACAAAACGGGGTTATAACCCGAACCATCCACGTAATAGACTTTCGTGTACCAAGATTTTGAATTTGTATCCCATACTTCACGTCTTTTTAACCCGCATTTATATATGAGTTTTTCGTGCATATCATCACGACTCCCCTCAATTTCCCCCGATTTGTTCCCCTTAACGATAGTTTTTGCCTTCTTCTCATCACTAATAGAACGCGCGTAGTTCATCATAACGGATGATAAACCTCTGTGCATGTTTTATTATTGATTAGATTATTTCTTTTATATTAATTTATAATGGTGGTGGCGGTTTTCTAACTTTTGCATTTAAAGCGGCAATAGTATATTTTGGATCATGAATTTGGTTTAATAAATTTTTCTTATTCGATCTAACCGATTTATTAATTTGTTTTTTGAGTCGTAAACGCGCATTTAAGTTCGCGTGTACGGACATAACACCCATTCTTTTTGCCCGATTCATAAATTCTCGACGTCTTCCACCGGCCCATCCCGATGGTACGAATTTATCTACACGTTTTTGTAATCTTTGTGTAGCTTCGTTAACAACTTTATTACCACCCGATATTTCTCTCGTTCTAATATTATTCAGTCTTTTTTGTCTAACGCGTGCATTACTTTCTGCCCTATTTTTTTTCGCCTTGGCTATTGCTGCAGCTTTATTTTCCGCGGCTTTTTTCTCTATTGCAATTTTTCTATTTGCAGCAGCTTTTTCGGCTCTTGCTTTCTTTTCAGCTTGTATTTTTTGCGCTTTTGCACGCATTTCTTCCATTTTTCTTTTCTTTTCATCTGCTGTCGCTTTATTGGCTGCCGCTTTATTTGCTGCGGCTTTATTTGATGCAGCTTTATTCGCCGCGGCTTTTTTATTCGCTGCAGCCCTGTTTTCTGCAGCTTTTTTATTCGCTGCAGCCTTGTTTTCTGCAGCTTTTTTATTCGCTGCCGCTTTTCTCTCGAGTGCATTTTTCTTATTCTTCTCTCGTTTTCTTGCTACATCTCTTTGACCCTGCATTTCAATTTCCATCTCTTTTCTAATTTTTTCTGCCTTTTCAAGATTTAAAGCTTTTTTCTCTGCTTTTTCCCTTAACGCTTTTTGTTTCATTTCCATTAATCGTGCGTGTTGTGTGTTAGCATTCCTTTTCTTTTGAGCCGCCGCTTCTTCCATAGCAATTTTTTTCTTAGTCGCCTCTTCTTCGTTAGCTATTCTTTTCTTTTCAATCTGAGCTTTCTTTTGAGCTGCCGCTTCTTCCATAGCAATTTTTTGTTTTTGATTTTTTTCCTGTCTCTTTCTCTTTCTTTCTTCTTCAATTTCTTTCTTTTTATTTGCTGCTGCACTTGCATTTGCCGCCGCTTTATTTGATTGTTGTTGTTTAAGTTCTTTTTGTTTTTCGATGTTTCTTTCTTTCTGTTCTTTAGCACTTTGATTCATTTGTTCCTTTTTCTTTCTCTCTGCTTCCCTTTTCGCGTTAAACGCAGCTTTTTTCTTATTTCTAGAAAATTGATTAGCGTACCTTTCAGCTGCGAGTGTGAAGTTCGTGAGAGGTTTTTGTGAACCTATTGTTTCTCTTCTCACGTTATTTAACAAATTTCGTTTTTTGTTTTCATTAAACGTTAAACTAGAAATTTTATTAAGTGCTTTTTGTTTTTTATTCGCATAATTCTGGTTTGATTTTTGTTTTTTATTCTGTTCTTCTTTTTGTTTAGCTTGTAAAAGGAGTTGTTTACGTTGATTCTCTTGTTCCTTGAGCTTTTCCCTCTCTTTTCGCGTTTCCGCGGTTTTGTTGAGTTTTCTTTTATCTTTTATCGCGGTTATGACATTAGTTTTAAATTTATTTAAACTTTCCGTTTGTACCCTATTTCTAAACCTTTGTTGAGCGTTAATGGGTAATGTCGATGTACTCAACATTTTTTCCAGTATTTTCAAGTTTTGAACTTTCTTATTCGCGGCTTCTTTTTTCGCCTTTGCTTCTTCGTTACGCTTGATCGCATTTTTAGCGTTTTGGTTTACTTTTTCCTTTTCCTTTTTCGCATTTTCATTCGCTTTCTTTTTTTCTTCGAGTTTCCTTTGTTTTTCTTGTAATTCTAAGTTCCGACGTTTTTGAATTGCATTTGCTTTAGCTTTCAAGCTATTCGCAATTTTTTGTTTATTTATCGCATTTTGTCTAGCCGCAGCAGCTTTTTTTTCCTGTTCGTTTCTTTTATTAATTGCGTTAGTCGCATTCGTTGCCACGTTTGCTACTTTTTGTTTATTTATCGCATTTTGTTTGGAAGCATCAGCTTTTTTAGCTAGTTCGTTCTTTTTCTTGAGTGCTTCGTTAGCATTCTTTTTAGTCTGATCTGCTTTTTCTTGAGCCTTTTCTTCCTGTGCTTTTAAAAATGCCTTTTTACTATTTCCACCACCGGTCTTTGCGTTTGCTGCTGCTTGTTTTCCATTTAGAATAGCTTTTTTCCTTCCCTTGATTGCCGTCTCTGCTCGTGTTTTTGCATTTTTTAATTCGTAGCGACCTTTCTTTATTTTTCCAACGAGACGAGGGATTGGAGAAAGTGATTTAATTTGTTGTTCGGACAGTGTGTCATCAACAAACGTTTTTAAGAACTCATCAAATGCGGCTGAATTTCGTTCTGCATTTTCCAGTATTTTTTGTTGAGCTATTGCCTTACCTTTTCTGTCTTCTATTTTTTTATTTATAATTTTGCTTGCATTTTCCCTTGTTTTTGGTGCAAGAAGACCACCTTTTGCGAACTTGTTTATAACTTTTTTTGCATTTGCGTTATTACCATACTTATTTCTTAATTCCGCGACATTTGCATTTTTCTGTTTTTTCACATTAACTTTACCCTTTCGTTTTGTAACGATAGCATTGACTTCCTTTTTAGCCAATGAAATATTTGTTATACCACCCGATATAACACGCGTAACAACCCCATTTGTTCTAAAATCTTGAGCCTTGAAATTATTTCCATTCAAACTCGTAATGTATGTTTTTAATTCTTCTGCACGAGCGAGTCTCTCTTCTTTCATTTTTTCGTTTTGTAACCCCTTTTCCTCCATTTTTTGTTTCAATTCTTGACTGGATAGTTTCTTAGCGTTAATCTGAGCCTGTTTAACCTGGTTATTACTTATTTTCTTGTTTAATGTAGTTCTAACACTTTGTTTATTTGGGTATATTGGTTTACTACTAAACATACGTGTTTTTTGATTTACATAATTTTGTATAATTTTTTGATATTTTTCATTTTGGTAACGAGCATTTGTTTTTAACTCGTTTATGTTAGCTTCTCTCGTTTCCTTATTAGCCGCTTTTTTTGCGTTATTTTCTTCCTTTTTCTTAATTTCGGTAGCCTTATTAATGGCGTTTTTGTTACTCTTATTTTTATTATTCTTTTTCTTTTGTTCGATCGCGTTAATAACAGATTGTTTCGTTGGATACTTTATTTCACCCTTACTAAAAATACCTCTTCCGATACGTTTTCGTGATTCAAAATTGTTTATAACTGTTTTTGCATTCGCGTTATCCGTATAGTTAGCTCGTAAAGCATTTGCATTTGCTTTTATACCTTGATTTTGGGAACCTTTTATATCCTTTTTTATATCGGAAATAATGTCTTTTATGGATGTTTTGGGTTCTGCTAAAACACGTCTCTTAATACCATCACTGTTTTTTATAAACTGTTTTGCGTTACTATTTTCGTTTAAGAACTTGCTTATTTCCTCTATTCTCTTAGCATTTCTAGCATTTGCCAATTTTTGTATCATTCTATGTGCGGTTGTAATTTCTTTACCTGCAAATTTATTACTGTTCCCATTTTGAATGTTTCTTTTCGTATTTCTTTGTGTTTTTATAATTTGTTGTACATCTCTACTCGTTTTGTTAAGGGATCTACTTGATGCAAACTGTTCGAGTTCCGCTATGAACTGTTTACGCGCTTCCGTATTTGCATTTTCCTTATTTCGAAATTTTTGTTCGATTTTTTGTTTTGCGTTTTTGACTGTATTAACGAGTGATCGTGGTTCATTGAGTATATTATGTAATTCCTTTATTGAATTTTCATTCAGTTTTAACGTCCCGTTATTGGACTTTAAAAAGGTATTGAGTTTATTATGGTTCTTTTTTTTATAGTTTTTGAATTTGTTTGATGCGTTATTTAAGGTTACATTTGGGCTATTTATGAGATTTTTAATATTCTGGTTATTCAAATTAAGTCTTAAACCACTTGCATTATTATATTTAGCTTTTTTGAGTTTTTGTTTTCGGTTATTTTCGTTTTTTGCACTGTTTATCTCTTTCTGTTTGTTTATTTTAGCCTGTCTTCTGGCTTCAGCTGCTGCTTCTTTTGTCCGTCTTCTTTCTTCTGCTCTTTGCTTTCTTTCTTCTGATTTTTCTCTCATTTTATTGAGTATTGATTGCTTTTTTATATTATCATTACCGGAAGTACCACCAGAAAACAGTGTTCTCCTAACCGATGGTTGTGTTGACCTTGGTGTGGGAGCGATGGGTTGTGTTACCGATGGTTGTGTTGACCTTGGTGTGGGAGCGATGGGTTGTGTTACTGATGGTGGTGATGGACCTTGTACCGAAGAAGCGGGTGTTGTCGGTGATAATGTACTACCACTTACGTTATTAGATCTACTTTGTTGTTGCGATGCGAGTGGACCGGGTGATTTTTTAAACTTGATAACTTGATTAATTAAATCTTTATAATCACCTCTATTAATTTGACCGACATGTTCTTTAGCAGCTTTTTTGAAACGTTTGTGCCAGTCTTTAAACGATTCGTTACCTATATACCCTTCGTTTCTCAATTGCGTGTATAACTTTTCGGGTTTTTGGAGATAAAATTTTCTTTTGTTTGCAGACATGGAATTAACCTCGTTTTGTGATTTTAATTTGAACCCACCCGAGAAAAGACTAGAGAACATGTTTTTTACACGACCTCTTTCTATACCCTTAACTTCTCTATAAGGTGTTTTCGTGTTCGAATTATTTTTTAAGAAATTCGGTTTGTTCGCTTTTCTAAACATATTTCCTCCTCTATTATTGTTTCTATTGTTCTCATTTCTCGTGTAGTTACTATTGGTTCGGTTAGAGTTAGAGTTATTGATTCCGTTTTCACGTGTTATATTTCTATTGGAGTTAGAGTTATTGATTCCATTTTCACGTTTTATGTTAGTCATCAAATTATTAGAATTAGAATTAATGTTAAATGGTTTTACATTAATTTTCTTCTTATGAACAGTTCTGAGTCGAATTGGTTCATGTATATTTAATGAATGAAGTTTTCGACCTATTATATCTACCAATTGTGCTTTAGTAAGACTTTTATCCGCGTGACGTGCAAGACCAACTTTTTTTGCAATTCTTCTAATACTCGCAACTTTTGTCGATGAACTAAACAGTTTTTCAAATTCCACTATTGTTAAAGGTGATTTTCGATCTAACAAATGTGATTTATCCCTACTTAATATAAGCGGTGGTAATGGTAGTTTACCATCCTGGATAGTTGCATAAACATCACATATCTGACTCCTCGACAATTTGATATCTTCCCCTGTGGTTTGTTTAATAAGAGTTTTTAGATTTTTTATATCTATTCCTGGATCGCATGCATCCATTATTGTTATAAACCAACAAAAAAGTTTATAACAATAATTAATTATCTATACCTTTCATATATAAGTGCATTTTTTCTTCATAAGTCATACCAAAATTAAACACATCCACCTGTCCTATATCAATATCAATAACCTTACTATTTTTTATTATATTTTGTTGCCTGTTATTTAACGTTGATGTCATTAATGCCTCTGCGAATTGTTTTGGACTTTTTATATCTTCTATAAAATCTGATTCCATTTTCATTCGAATACAGAGTATTTTATTACCTTTTTTATCCATAAAAGGTGAGGTCGGTAAAGTTTCTAAAGTTCCCCCATCTACATATACCATACCATCATACCTATACGACGAGAATATGAATGGTACAGCTATACTCATACACAGTGCATCTATTACTTTCATGTTTGGGTGTGTATCTTTAGAAAAATAAACTGTTTTTGAGGTGTTTACACAAAACGCTGATATGTATATTTTTTTTTCTATATCTAAAAATGTTGGATCCGATTCTAAAATATCTACAAACTTTTCTCTTATTGGTTTTAAATCAACTAACCCATATTTATTCATAAAACATTTCAAATTAAGTTTAACTAATTTATTACCATCTATTAATGCAAATTTATAAAGTATGTCGTCTATACCAAACCCTAATGCTAACATTAAACATATTATTGCACCCGCTGATGCACCTGAATATTCTTTTATATTATCAAGTTTGTGTTCTATAGTTTTTAAGTATCCTAGCATGGAGAAAATTCCCATTGCACCTGGTCCTATAACAAGGTATTCCATATCCTCGTTTAATAATACTGAGGAAATTGCTTTCTCAAAATAGCGAAGACTGTCGCGAAGACAACTGCGTGAACCACTGCCGACGAAATACTGGTTTGTCCCGACATGAACAAGCCCTTCGACCCTGGTGGAATGCTTAAGAGCATACCTGGACTGAGAATGATAAAGAGAGTTGTGGTGACGATTAAATCGGTCTTTGTGAGAACCAAACCCATTGATTTGGCAATGAGTGAGAACGCGAGGAAGAAAACGAGCGCATGAAATAAAACGGCGGTTCGTCCCGTAAGACCATCTCTGAACGCAATTTTGGAACCATTTGTCCTGAGAAGTATTCCTGGACTGAGTGCTAAAAAAAGAGCGGCTGGTACGGCGACTTTATTGGATGTAATATCTGGGATCATGTTTGTATATATATTCATTACATATTAATCTAGGAACCATAATTGGAATTATAAAAGCAAAATTCGACAAAATCATCGTAATTTGCAAATCTTAAAATTATATGTGACATAATAGCGTCATCTAAATACTGTGTTGTAGTATTCCCCACATATAACGAAGATGTTCATGGTGTACTTCTTCCCAATCGTTTATATGTAGAGGTTCATTAGAGTGAAATTCGTCTTCCGCATCACTGTGTTCTGCTTCGTTACCATTCATGGCTTCGTAGACGTATTGGTTCCAAACCATTTTTAATTTTTATTGTTGTTTTTTATCTTTGATACCCGTGAGAGAGAGCGAAGTTGATTCCTTTGTTGGTAAGCTATCGAGTATAAACTTTAATACACTTTCGGCTCTTTCTTCGTTCCCTTCAAAATATGTTACGAGACCTTCTTTAACTGAGGTCTTGTTTAAACCTTGTTTTCTGCTATTTGTCTTAACTGAAATCTTCCCTTTTTTAAGATTTATAACATCTAAACCATTATCTGTCATGGTTTTCTTAATCTGTAATTTTAAAGATTTTTCCGCCTGAACTAAAATCTTTATATCTTCTCGGGCTTCTGTAATCTGCTTGTTGAGTTCAACCAATTTAGAGACGCTGTTAGAAAGTTCGTCTGACGATGACGACATTGTTTTTATTTATAAATAATACCTGTATTCTTTAATTGACTATTTTAACACAGTGGTCTGCGCATAGTATCTGGGGAAATTGTGGAGTTATTCCACACGAATGGTTCTTTACCGTTTGGTGGGTCCGCTCTGACTTGTTGGTTAGCATTTCTCAATGCACCACCGACAGTTTCTGGGAAACCGATTTGGGCGCGTGGTTCAAGAAAGTTTTGTCCCGCGAGAATGTCTTCTGGTGCAAATTCACCGAATTCTTCCTGGGAAGCGACTTCTCTTGGGAGAAGGGATGAAGCGAGACCGCTACCCGACTTCATTTCGCAAGAAGCCGAAGTATCCGCAACAGCGCTCGCGGTTGGGGATGGTCCGTCACCCAATGGTGCGTACATACGCTCCTCGACCGAGTAAGTGGATCCGGAACTCATGTTCGTGAAAATAAGGTAGATGACAACTGCGACAGCAAGTGTAATTCCTATTTGTCTTGGGGTAATTTTTTTGCTCATCTTCATAATGTCTTTTATATATAGTAAATACTTTTTTTTATTTCGAATCTGGATTTTCAAACATACACCCGTCTGGGTATGCTTCAATTTCCTGAGTTTCTTCTACCTCATTTTTTTCCTCTTCGTGGATTTTTACCTGAACAATATTCCATGATGGACCAAACGCTTTTTTAGCAAACCAGAGCCCTGAGAATTCGACAAAAATGGAACACGTCGTACCTGGAGAAAGTGTTTCAAAATCAACCTGTTCGTTTTTAGAGTTAAAAACTCGAGTCGCTCCGATTTTGTCTGTTGATAAACATTCTTCCTTGGTGTAAGCATTTGTAACTGTTTTTTCTGGCAATTCTTTACCAAACCATTCTACTGCATTTTCAACTGCGGACTGAATACTAGATGCATGAACAGATTCGATCTTCGCCTGATTTTCTTCTCCTGTAATTTCGAATGATACTTCTTCCATTTCGGAGTCAATATCCAAAACCTTTACGCATGGTAATTGGATAAAACATCTCTTTTTTTCGTCTGTGAACGCTGTCACGTGTCGCATACCATCATCTGCTTTTGTTGGCTTGTTGTAAATCATTTTTTATATATTACATTGGTCTCATTTCTTTAAACCAATAAAAGGTATCATTGCTGATTTTTCCAAAACTGGTTTTGGAACCCATTGGTCTCTAACTGGTTTGAATCCGTATAAGGTTTCTTCCATATTTACATTACGTATTTTAGATGGTAATGGTCTGGGTTTGATTGGTCTAAAATTCATTTCATTTCGTACATAGTTTTGATTTGGATTTGATCGCCAATTCATTTTTTCAAGGTTGAATATTTGATTAGATTGTGTTTTTAAATAATTTGGAGGTGTTTTTATAGTGTTATGATTTGATTTTAAACCGTAAAATATATCTTTACTCAATTTTGTTTTAGAAGGTGTTGTCGTTGAAAGTTTATATTTTTGTGGGTTGATCTTTGCAGCCTTCTTCATCACACCTGGACCCACCTTTGTATAGGTTCGGAACGTATGTGCAGGTTTACCGAGTTTAATACCAACTTTTTTTGCAATTGTATCTATAGAATCTGTACTTAAAATCCTTTTTTTAGACATTAGTCTACCTAAAGCGATCATACGTTTCCTATCCTTTTCGACTTTACCCATTCTGAGACCCATTTTTTGCATCATGAATATGTCTTTTATAAGGTATGATTTTGTAGGTATGCTTAAGTACTTATATTTTACCGTGTATATTTTACCCCTGTTCATGTTTGTGTAATTCATTTCAGTTGAAAAGGTATTTGTTTTGGCAACGTCGTATCCGAGTTGTTTTGGGCGCATAAATGCGATGTCTAGAATACCGCCAAAGTTCATATCTTCATTTTTACCTGTTTTTATATTGAACAAACGAAACTTCATATCCAGTGTGAATAATTCAACATCTATGAGTACATTAGACGCATTTTTTATGTTTTTACGTTTAGGTATTAACGAGTATCTACGTGTAACGTGATACCCTTTTGATTTTTTACTTGTAGCCGAGTTTAATCCTATATATTTCGAAACTTTATAAGCCCAATTTGTTCTGAATGCCGCATTATTTAAGTTATATTTTTCAATATTTTTATTCGTAAAGTATTGGTTAGTTTCTTTAAGAACAGTATTTATAATTTTATAATTATCACGTTGTGCTATTTCCCCAAGTTTATTCCATAATAAAAGTTTAACGGCTTGTAATTTACCAAAATATTTATCATCCGCTTTCATTTTGGGTACAAATTTAGTGTCAATATCCGATGTTATAACTTTATCTTCTGCTTGTAAATAGAAATTAACAGCTTCACCACCACTTAAAACTAAATCACCCATGGGTTTTAAGAATTTTGTTAGATCGTCTATTATATCAAGTAATAAAGGACGTATCGATTCTGTTACGAGTACTTTAGCAGCTTCTTCAAAAGATTCTTTATTATGAAGCCTGTTTACTCTAGATCTAAATTTTTTTATATTATCCTGACTATACACTGAAATATACTTGTACAAAATCTTATCACCAAAACATACTTTCTTTTTTACCCATTCTTCTATATTCTTATCCGTATAATCGTTAAACAATAAATATAAATTTTTAGGTAATTTTTTCACTATTTTTACTTTGGTATTTACCATTATTATATTGTCTATATAATAATATGGATTGTCAGAGTGAAGAACATAAATGTGACGAGTTATATGGTGAGTGTAGGTGTTATGCTGATGTAAATACAAAAAACCCAGGATCGGAACAGGTTTGTGGTATACGTAAAAAGGGATATATTATACCATGTAAAGCTGGTTGCTGTGATGGTGGGTGCCCTGGTCAATGTTTAAACGCTTTTAAACCAAGACAACCTTACGCTTTTGGTAAATTATATCCAATGAGTTTAGATAAGTTAATTGGAAATATGATATGTATTGCTATATTATTGGTTTTAATATCTACATATATTCTTATACTAAAAAGAACTTAAAGATACAAAGTGTATAATAGATATAAAATGTCTATTGAATCCATACTCGAAGAAATTACCGCTCTGCGCTCTGAAGTTAAATCTCTTTCTAAAATCTGTAGAAAGATTAAATCTAAACAAGATGACCCAACCGGTGAAAAAGCCGCGTCCCGTGCTAAGAATAACGGGTTTAATCGCGAACAACAAATTTCGGAAAAGCTCCGTAATTTTCTAGGACTCGAAAAGGGTAAACTTGTTTCTAGAAGTACGGTTACTCGTGCAATTAACACGTATGTTACTGCTAATAATCTTAAACACCCAGATAACGGGCGTATTCTCGTTTTGGATGATAAGCTTAAGTCTCTTCTTGAACCACCGGCAGATGTTCAAATTACATTCTTAAATTTGCAGAAATATTTGAGTCCACATTACACAAAAGTAGAACAATAATAATCTAAGTGAATAAATTTACTTAAAAAAATATATACATATAATAACAATTAGCAATGATAATTGATAAGGAATCTATTGAGAACCTTGTTGGTACAAAAATATCTAAGATAGATTTGTACCAAAAAGCATTTACACACAAATCTGCATTAAAAGATAATGATTCTTTGGAAGGGTCATTTGAAACACTTGAGTTTATAGGGGATTCTGTTTTAGGTTTTGTTATTACAAAATTTCTGTTTGATCAATATGAAAATAAACAAGAGGGATTTCTTACAAAAGCTCGTACAAAACTCGTACGTGGTGAAACACTCGCTAATATAGCATCAAAACTTGAATTATATAAATGGGTTCAAATGGATGAAAAAGGAATGCGTAATGGATGGAATAAAAATCCTAAAATTCTTGAAGATGTATTTGAATCTTTAGTGGGTGCTATATACATGGATATTGGTTTATTACATGCAAAACAGTTTATTCTTAACATATACAAAAATCCTACTATGGTTGATATGAATTGTATAATGATCGATGATAATTTTAAGGATCATCTCATGCGTTATTGTCAAACTAATAATTTACATTTACCCGAATACAGAGTTGTGTCACATGACAATGGTATATTTTTTATAGATGTATTCGTCGATAATGTTTTTTTGGGACGTGGGTGCGCAAAAAATAAAAAACAAGCTGAACAATATGCAGCTAAATATTTTTTTTATCCACCACAACTCATGTATAACACTACTTAAACAATAAGGACACTTAATTAATTATAATGAGTAAATTTTTAAAACCCTGCTTGTATATAGCTGGTGGTATATTTAGTATTATTTCTAGTATAAAATTAATTATATGGTTGGATAGACGTGGTGATTTACCAAGATTAGGTACAACTTGTGATAAAAATGAAGAAGATGATACAGAATCTTCTTCATCCGAAGAAAATATCATTATAAAAAGAACATTAACATCTCGTATGGGTGCGTTTGAAAAAGAAGAATCGGTGAAGCGTGTTAAACCCTTTTCTCATATGAAAAAAGAAGAACTTGTGGAAGCGTGTAAAGATAGAAATATAGATTATAATGGTACAGTTAGAATTTTAAAAACCAGGCTTAAAAATTACGAGACTAAGTAATTTAGTATGCATCTCAATGTCAAAAAATGGTTAGAATTTGAGTATGCGCCACAAAAATCACAAGAATGGCTTGATCTTAGAATGGGTATGCTTACAGCGAGTGATGTTGCATCGGCTATAGGTGTGAATAAATATGAAACACCGAATCAACTTTTATTGAAAAAGTGTGGTAAAGGTCCAGTTTTTACAGGTAATGAAGCAACACGACATGGTGAAAAGTATGAAGATGAGGCGCGTATACTTTACGAAGAACGTCATAATGAAGTTGTTCATGAATTAGGCTTATGTCCACATCCCAAATATTCTTTTTTAGGTGGTAGCCCAGACGGTGTAAGTGAATCAGGTAAGTTAGTAGAAATTAAATGTCCGATGATGCGTGAAATAAAACCAGAAGTACCTGAACATTACATGCCACAACTCCAGCTATGTATGGACATTTTGGATTTGGAAGAGGCTGATTTTATACAATATAAACCAGGCGATTTTAATTGGCCTAAACCAGAAGAGTTTGTAGTTGTTAATGTTAAACGTGATAGAGAATGGTTTGAAAAGTATCTTCCAGTTATGGATGAATTTTGGCAAAGAGTTTTATACCACAGGGAACATGGTATTGAGGAACCCAAACCTAAAAAACCTAGGAAAAGGAAGGAACTTATAAGACCAGAATGTCCTATATATACTGATTCAGATGACGATTATTTTAGTGAGTAACTATAAATGAACAAGACTGTATTATATAGTACTATATCTCTTACACTTATTATCACATTGGTATATGGTTATATGTATTCTAAAATGAAAGACGATTTTGGGTTTACAGAAGACCCTCTCGATCCGTATTATTTTTCACTAATGACGATGAGTACGGTCGGTTACGGTGACTTTTCACCAAAAACACAACGTGCAAAGGCTCTTGTCATGACACATCATACAGTTATATTAACAGAAATTGCCGCTATAATTAGTCAAGTAATTTCGAAATAAAAAAAATAAATAATTTCATGTTCAAATTTAACAGAATTTGAACATGGAAAATATTATCAGTGTATAGTAATATAATAATGAAAGGTTGTGCGATAGGTGATAATTCTGTATTTGATATAGATGTCGAAGGGTGTCAGCCCGTGAGCGAAGATAAGTGTAAATCTGGTTTTCAAGTTTTATCTAAAGATATAAATACACCAAAAAATTCGTTAGATCAGTGTTGTAAATGTAAATCGGGTAAACCGTGTAATTACTGTTTAGATTCAGGAAACTGTTCGGAAGATGAAAAAACAAAATACGTTTCCCAATTACCGACTTGTTATGCGAATTTAACAGACGATGCATCAACAAGTGCGTCACCATCGGGTGTTGATAGCGACGATGTTGACAATTTACAAGAGAAAAGAGATGAATTTGAAAATAATACATACGAAACGTTAAAAGATAGTGATGAAACAACTAAATCTTACAAAAAAGAACAAAAAGCTATCGAAGAAGAAGAAGGTGGTTCCTCATTTATGTTAATACTATCCGTTATATTGTTACTTATAGTACTTGGTGGTGGATTTTATTTTTATACCCAAAAATAAATATCAGGGTAATATAAATGCAAACATTTGGATCAAGAGCTGAAGTATTACACGGAACTGCTTTAAAAACGACAGGCGGACTTGAAAAATCTGACCTCATGCAAGATAAATATGGACGAATCGTCAGTAAAACTGCGCGTAAATCTGCAATCGAACGCATGAAAAGAGAAGGTAAAAAAGCACTTGTCAAAGTGTTCAAGCCAAAAAAGAAGGGATTTGGGCTTCAACCAAAGGAAGGTACAAAAAAATACAAAACACTGATTAAGAAAATGTTGTAATAAAGTAATTAATAATGACACTCACTAAGTGGAATGAATCTGTTAGAATAGCTAAAATTAAATTGGGTTTAGATCCTAAGTCTTATACAGTTATATCAGGTAAATTACTTAAGGAATCTCAAGCTATTTACCAAATGCTTATACTAAACGAAAAAACTACAAAATAAATTGAAACCCCTTGAGTCTTTGTGGTTCATAAACGACTAAAGAATTAAGTTTCCAAGAAATACCGAATTTTCTATTCAAGAAATATACACTGTTCATTTCAACGATGGCGGTCCCTGAATTTCTTGCATATAACTGATTTTTAATTTCGTCTACCATTGGTTTCTTTTCCTCGTTATAAACGTTTGGTTTAACTTTATCGTCTATTGTCGAATCAACCTTAACACGAAACTTCGGTTCTCGATCCGGGGACTCTTTTATATTTGAGTAAAACATTGTTTTTAGTTCTTCTACACCTATTGGTCTACCGAATATATCTTCACTTTGTTCGGATACGGATTCAATAACTTTATTTTCGAGATCACGCATATGATTGTAGAATTTTTGTACAAAATTCCCATCCTCATCCCACCCTTTCATTGCAAAATCAATGTTATACTTTGTTGGTCCAATTTCCGGTGTAAACCCGGAAATACCAAAGGGCATATACATACGTGGAAAAATTATTTTCATAGATTTATCTTCTATGTTACAAAGTGATATCTTCCTACCGTCGTAATTAGAAACTTTCAGAATATCTTTTGCATTTATAAACTTTGACATTATATGAACTAACTTTATAAATGTATATGTACTTTAAACTTTAAGTATAATATTACTTATTAAGATTTTTTAATTGTTTTGTAAGCATTTTGATATTATCTTGTTTTTGTGCTATTTGTAATAGTATTTGTGCTTTCTGTTTATTTATTTTACTTAGTGGGTATTTCATATTAGTATTTTTCTGTATTTTTTTTGAATTAATATTACGAACTTTAAAAGTATTCATTTTAATATACACTGATATTATTTTTTTATTTTCTTTGATAATGCTTTGTTAACATTGTTTCTTTTTTTACTCTTTTTACTAGATGGTGATGGTAATGTCGATAAAAAATTAGTGATAGCAGTTTTTAAAGGACTTGACATTTTATTTACTACTCTTTTACTAAACCCCGGAGAAGTAGGTAATCTTTTTAGATTGTTATTTTTATTTTTTTTTGGTGTTGTTGTCATTTATATTACTTTTTATTATTATTTTGATTTTGACTTGAAATAATTCCAGATGCCCATCCCCACATACTTGCTAAAATTCCTGGACTTAATTGATTTCCCTGTGGGTTTGTACGACGACGTTGACGTCTTGGTGTCCGATTTTTTGGTTTCTTATTCAAAACTGATATAGGGCTAAATTGATTATTATTATTTGAATTTGAATTCGTATTATTATTTCTAGCACGTCTCGGCATTTATATATTATGATATTTTATATACCATAAAGTAATGAATTGGTTAAGACTCAAGATCATAGAGATACACGTTTCGTATATGATGATGAGGTATACGATGAATAAAAAAATATTTAGGCAGAACACATAGAACACTCTGCTTCTAAACTAAACTGGATCGGTCGCGATTTCGCTTTACTTCTAAGGTAATACATACCCGTTTTCAAACCTTGTTTCCATGCGTACATGTGCATAGACGAAAGTTTTGAAACCGTCGGACTCTCGACGAATAAGTTCATACTTTGACTTTGGTCTATATATACACCTCTATCAGCAGACATATCAATTATTGTTTTTTGACTCATTTCCCATACCGTCTTATACAGTTCTTTGAGTTCGTCGGGAATATCAATAATGTTTTGAACGGACCCATTTGCCTTAACCATGAGATCTTTCATTTCTTTTGACCAAAGTCCTATTTTCTTCAAATCGTTAACTAAATGTTTGTTTACAACGACAAATTCACCCGCAAGGGTTCTTCTCAAATAAATGTTTGTCGTGTATGGTTCGAAACACTCATTGTTACCCAAAATCTGAGAAGTAGAAGCTGTAGGCATTGGTGCGAGTAAGAGACTGTTTCTCGTACCCTTTTTAACGAGTTTGCGCATATCATTCCAATCGTATCGACCACTGAATTGTGGTTCACGATCCCACATATCGAATTGGAGAATACCTTTACTGAAAGGTGACCCCTTAAACGTTTCATACGCACCGTACATTTCGGAGAGTTCACAAGACGACTCGAGAGACGCATGGTATATTGTTTCGAAAATGTCACGGTTAAGTTTTTTCGATTCTTCTGAACCAAATGTCATTCTAAGCATAATGAACACATCGGCGAGACCTTGAACACCAATACCGATTGGTCGGTGACGTATATTCGACCGCTTACCATTTTCAGTAGGGTAAAAGTTTTTATCGATAACCTTATTCAAATTACGTGTAACCATTTTCGTGACGCGGTGTAATTCCTCGTGGTTAAACTCTTTATTATCAACATCAACGTATTTTGGTAACGCAATAGAGGCAAGATTACACACAGCAGTTTCGTCCTTATCTGTATACTCTAAAATTTCTGTACATAGATTTGACGATTTAATAGTACCTATATGCTTGTGATTTGATTTCTCATTACACGCGTCTTTGTAAAGCATATATGGTGTCCCCGTTTCACTTTGCGACTTAATAATGGACTTCCAAACTTCTACTGCTGGTATGGTTTTTGTTGCGAGACCCTCGGTTTCATACTTTTCGTAAAGTTCGTCGAATTCTTTACCGTAAACGTCTGATAAACCTGGTGCCCTATCTGGACAAAACAAAGACCAATTACCGTTAGATTCGACTCGTCTCATGAATAAATCGGGTATCCACATAGCTGAGAAGAGATCACGACATCTCGCTTCTTCGTCGCCCTGATTGAGACGAATTTCGAGAAAATCCATAATATCGGCGTGCCATGGTTCGAGGTATACGGCAATGGATCCTTTTCTTCTACCGGCTTGGTTTACGTATCTCGCGGTTGAATTATAAACTCGTAACATTGGGATAATACCGTCAGATGTACCATTTGTTCCTCTAATGTGTGATTTATTCGCTCTTACATCATGAACATGTAAACCAATACCACCAGCCCATTTGCTTATACGCGCACATTCTTTTACAGTATCGTAAATACCATCGATACTATCTTCTTTGTTTGCAATTAAGAAACATGACGACATTTGTGGCCTGTGTGTCCCCGCATTAAACAAAGTCGGTGTCGCGTGAATGAATAAACCCCTAGATAACGCGTCATACGTTTCGAGAACATGGTCTATATCGTGACCATGAATACCAATAGCTACACGCATGTATAAATACTGAGGCGTTTCGATAACATCACCATCAATTTTTTGTAGGTATCCCTTTTCTAAAGTTTTTAGACCAAAATACCCAAATTCAAAATCACGTTCATGTTTAATATCTTCTTTAACCTTTGAAGAAACTTCTAATACTTCGTGTGTAATTATACCAGCTTTATGGAGTTTACGCATGGCAATGTGAAAATTATTTGCAGCACGTTTTTGAATATTACTTGCAACAATACGAGTTGCTAAAATTTCATAATCGGGGTCATTGGTTATTAAACCAATACAAACTTCGGAAGAAAGAGTGTCTATTTCATGAGTTTTAATTTCATCATACATAGACGAGAAAACTTGTTGTGCTACCATTGTTATATCTACATTTTCTGAAAGTTTATTTGTAAGCTTTGAAATCCTGTTGGTGACCTTGTTAAACTTTACGTCTTCAACACGACCGGAACGTTTTATTACTCTCATTATTTGAATTTAATTATACTGTATTTTTTAAATTGTTTATTTTATTTGCACTGGAAATCTGCACTCCGAACAGTGACTGGACCTTTTGTTTCAGCTAATCTATTGGGCTGAAGAAGGGACGAGTTTACGAAAAATTTACCATCTTTATCACCAACCTTCGCGACTGGTGGGTATGATGCAACAAAACATGTTGGTGGTTGGCATATCGGTTTTTCATAATTGCTTGGTTTAATATTATATGCTAAATCAAAATCGGCTGAGGCTATCATTTATATTTACTGATACTTTTTTTCCAGGACTATATTAAATGTGTGACGCTCTTCACATAAATTCTCTCAAACAGTGCCCAACGCCTTTGAATACATTGTTCTTTTCTGAGTTCAATATGAATATTCTTCAGCGCGCTATTCGTCAAAAGTTTAAAAATAAAACTGGAGTTGCTATTGATTACCAAAATTCGAACGATTTGTATAGTATAATGCGTGTTGTTTTTATTAACAATGCTGGTAATCATCAGGCTAATGTTCAAGAACAAGTAAGAACAATGAATGATATTGTTATTACCACAGCAATTGGTCAAATTCAAACAGGGGTTTCGCAATACATAGGGTATATACACGATATTGATTCTACTGCAATGCCTATTGATAGACCTATAAATACAACAAATTATGGTAAAAAGTTTGGTAAAAACGAAAAAATAGGTTTATAATTTACAACACGTCGTTTTAAGTGTTATATAATCTACTGAACCAACTATAATAACAGTTTCTGCTAGTATTATAGTTAGTAAGTCTAATATGTTACTATGTTACCTAATAATAGTACATATTTAATATTGAATAGCGTATCCCTGTCCTTCATCATCTTCATCTTCTATTTCATATGAACTACTGGACGGAGATGATGGCGAGGGCGAGGGCGAGGGCGAGGGCGAGTACGAGGGCGAGGGCGACGCTGATGCTGGTGCTGGTGCTGGTGCTGGTGTTGGTGTTGGTGCTGGTGATGGGCTGGACAACGTCGAATAGTAATAGTATATCCCCCCACCAAATAATACTGAAATGACTATAGCCATCATGACTAATACGGGCATTGGTAACATATTGTTTTAATACATACATATATTTTATTAATTTGAAGAGCATAATGGTGATGTACCGTATATTTTCGATTGTTCAGATGGTGGTGACGTCCCCATACATTCCCCTAACGTAAGATGGTATTGTGCTTGTAATTGATTATGTGATAAAAACCGTGTAGGGCCCGGTTGAGTTGATGAACTAGACGCAATAGCGTCCTCCTCGTCTTCGTTGACACCCACTCCTGAATTATCATTCACCAAATCACTATTGATATTAATTCCGGTCCGTGGTCCTGGTCCTGGTCCTGGTCCTGGTCCTGGTCCTGGTCCTGGTGCTGGTGATGGACACTGATATGCGCGAGTATCTGAAGGGGAAGCCATTACCTTTTCCCATTCTTTATTATATTCAGTATTTATTTTAGATTTTGGAGTTATTAGGTACATTAATATCGAATTTTATATATTTTCTTTCTATACCTAACTCATTCAAATACTTTAATAAAATTAATTGACTACCTTTAATACTCATATTTACACCAGGTTTTATAACGAACCATCTTTCTGTAACGCTTTTACAATTTTCCGCAGTTATTTTAGGTTTGTAAGCTAATATACCTTTTTCTGAGTCGATTGTTTGTTTACCATCTTCATCTTCGTATATTTTAGCAAATTCATAAAAATCAGTAAGGTATTTAAGATCATTTTTTAAATTTGGTTTTTGTTCTAAATCATTCCATAAAATTTCCAAAAAATCATCACCTTTATAATTTTTATAACCTGTAACATTTTTTGTAAATGGATGGTTTTGTTGAACGTATATACATCCCATTTTATCTTCCCCAAATTGACACCCTTCTGATACATTGGGTTTATATATATCTGGTAATTGTTTTCTTTTAGATATTGAATCATGTATTGAATCATCGTACGTATATCCAATTACTTCAATACTTTCATTTTCTTCTATACCGTGTACAGCACACCATGCCTTTTCCTTATTTTGATCTTCCGATAAGCTATCACATGGAAATTGTTTAGTAGACATATAAGATTCTGATATACGTGGTATTTTAATACCATCTTTTGTTATTTTTATAGTCTGAATCTCAGATGATGGTTGAAGAGTAGCAGGTGAATCATCATCATTTTTTAATATAAAAAAAAGTACTATAATTAATATCAAAATTAATAAACCGATTAAACCAATTTTGGTTTGGTCCATTTTATATTATATATAAAGTCAATATTTTTAATGTAAAATATATTCTTTGATAGTATTAATAAAGATGAGCCAGTTAATGCTCGACGATGAAAAAGCAATGAGTGATGTTAACCCATTTACTGAAAAGAATAATTTTTTTCCACCTGGTACAAGTAAACAAATGATTGATTTTGAAAAACATCAACCAGGAGAAGATGAAGAAGAGGAGGAGTATGTTAGTCCCGCATGTGGTGTTATAACAATGGGTGTTGGACGCATAAGTCCAAAAGAGAAGTGTGCGTTATCTAGACCCCTCATACCAGGAAGGAATATAGATACCGGGTTTACAGTACGTGAAAAAAGTGAAATGAAAAAGTGTAAAGAAACACCTGATCAAGTTAACATGTCAGCGCTTGTTAGTATAACTTGTCTGATTCTATTAATTGCGATACTCTAAAAAATTTAGTAAGCCTGTAATGATTCGTAGATGATTCTATAACTCTTGGTATGGTAGTTATACAAAATTCTTTCATCATACGTTTCTGCCAACTACACGTTAAATTAATTAAAGGTGGTATAAATGTTGGGTCAAGTATTTTAATCATATTCATAATACGAAGAAGTGAATATGAATTTTTATTTTCTAGTAGTATATTTTCCAATTGTACCAATGCCATTTTCCGTATGGTTTCGGTAGTTTTGAATACCATAGTATCTAAAAACTGTTCGTATCGTATAGATTTATTATCCGAATCGTACCAGTTTGAAAATCTTTTACTTACAAGACGTGTATTAAAAGAATCGGTGAACTGTTCATAACCAAAACCTTCTATATATTTATCGTATGTGATTTCTAGTATATCTCTATTATCTTCTATATTTATAAGTTGTCTATAAGATTTTATAAAATAAGCCATCAAATTATATATTTAAAGAGTTTATTTTCTTTAAGTTTTAAATTATAATCCAAATTTCTTTTCCTTTTCAAACTTAAGTTGATTCTTGAGATTATCTAAACTATTCTTTTTCTTGAGGTCTAAACCTTCACATACGTGTATTTCTAACTGAATACATCTATAACAGAACCCTAAATTACAATATTTACAAATTATAGGAATTCCCTTTTTTTTACATTTAAAACAGGGCATATTTTTATAACCTAAGTTAGCTTTAACTATATATTTTTTAAGTTAAAAAATGAATGAAATTTTTTGTTCAGAGTTTGCTAAACCTGGTACTTATAGGTCATTGGCAAATAATACGTTTTCTTATATACTCACACTCGATGAGTTTCGTAATGAAATTCCTATTGAATATAGACCATCGTGGGTGAAGCTGACAACAATAACAATGATTTCAAAATTTCAACAAGATATAGATATTGGTAAAATCAAAGACGTTTTTCAACATGAGTCTTTAAATGGTAAAATACGTTTATATAAAGATGATCGTAATGTAGCATGGAAATGGGAATTAAAACCAACTACTTTTTATAATCAGATTACTCTAGTGTATAAGGACTGTTATAGTACAAAATCTATCAAGATATTTCCAAATGGGAGTATACAAGTTGCGGGGTGTTCAGATTTATTTGATTGTAGACGAATAATCAGTCAACTTTCATATGTATTTAATCTTGCAATGGGTAAAGACTGTATAGCTCCTATTGAAACTTTCAGAGTTGTCATGATAAATTCAAATTTCAGTTTAAATTACAAGATAAATTTGTTTAAGGTTTCACAACACTTTGCTAAGTATTCAGATGTGTTTAAAGTATCGTTTGAACCAGATAAATATTCAGCGGTTAAGATCAAATTCAAACCAGCTGATAATATGAAAGAGATCACAACGAGTATATTTGGTACAGGAAAGATTATTATAACTGGTGCGGAAACTTTAAAAGAGGTTGCATTTGCATATAATATTATTAACAATACCCTAAATGATATAAAAGATGTCAGGGTAGAACAATGTGAGGAAAGTAAAAGAGAGATTTTTGATGATTTTTCAGGCTATAAAATTAAAGATTTTGTAGATCATCTTATTAAAAAAGGATTTAAGTCATGGAAGTTGACAACAAAAAATAGACAAATTAATTTCTAATGTAATACTAATATATAAAAATGTCTCAAAGATTGGGTATGGCCGATGGTCGATGTTATACAATAAATAGCTCAAATCAACTTTATAATAATTATATCATGAAAGAAAATGGTATTTCTTTCGAAGATAATTACTCGTTTAGAAAACTTCTTCAACAAAAAGGTCCAGAACTTTTGAAACCATCGCAACAACAACAAAAAGATCAATGTGGATCGTGTGATAAAGCACTTCTTAAAATGCCAAACATTTATTAAATATTAAATTTATTAAAAAAAAATGTACATAAATTGTATATGTCTACTACATTAATAGTTGGACTTTTATGCTTTTTATGCTCATTATTATCTTCGGGTTTAGTACAATTTACATCTTTTGTTCCAGGAACTAAAAAACATTTTATTAAAACGTTTAGTTTCGATGAACTTCCTGATTTGGTAAAAAAATTAGAAAAAGATGGTAATTCTGAAGAAGTATGTAATGAATTTACAATATTTTTAAATAAATTTGTTAAGAAAATGGAAGAAACTGAAATAGATATTATCACACATGAATCATGGGATTTAACTGGAAAAGATAATGTCAATGTTGTTTTGGAAAATGAAACGGGTACATCCATGTTAGATTTTTTAACAATTATGGGTTCAATAATAGAAGGCGATGCATGTGACAAAGATAGACAGGAAAGAGGTAATTTTTTGCTAGATCATCATACTAAAATAAAAGGTAAAGTGGATGCATCTGAAAGTGTTGATACTTCGTGTTTAAGTCTTTATAATGGAAAAAAATATTTTAATGAAAATGAACAATGGTCTACTTGGGATTCTAATGAAAAAAAATTTGTTCAAAAGGATTTTAAAACAATTTTTAGTGAAATTGAAAAATGGTGTGGAGATGTTTCATATAATCCTTCTCCCAGTCCAAGTACGTCGTAATACGATTAATAAATTCTTTAAGTGTTCTAGATAATGGTTCAATGTGCTATATGTCTGAACGATGTTCGACAGACTAGAAATAGTAAGGCTATAAGATGTGGACATGTTTTTCATTCACATTGTTTGGAAAAGTGGAGAAAAAGGGGTAACAGGACATGCCCGGTATGTAGAAAAGTTTTTGATGGTTCTAATTTTAGGGTTATGATTACTGTATTTAATGATTTTGAGGCGACTTCAAATACAGTAAGTGTTGAAAATGAATTTATACTCGATGCTTTGGACTTGATATTTTCATTAAATCACGAGGATGATTTATCTAGTATTCTTAATGACTTTGGGATGAGTATGACCGACTTTGATTCCTCTATTTTTAACGCAGAATGAACTACAGTATTTCTTATATGATAACCCAGGGTACGATTTTGATGCATATCTAGGGTCTAGTATAGCTTTACCTTTTGCATCAACTAATAAAGGTGTAGTTGCCCAACCTCTTTTATGACTAAAGATATTTGCTTTGAATTTTAAAAGTTTACCAGGAATACATTTACCAGAATTTATTACCCTTGATACAGGGACTTTAAAAAACTTAGCAATGTCTTCGTACGTGTTTCCTTTCTTTACTTTATATTCTACGAAACCGTGTTGTTTATAAAAGTGAAAATCACCTTGTCTAAAGTAATTTTTTTTATTACCAGGAGCAACAAACATCATCACTTTAAAGTGATCTGGTTTACATTTAGTACTTGCACCACAAATATATACTTTTTTTGGATTATCAGCAACTACACGTTGGGGTAAACCTTTACAATGTGTATATGAATGGTTTAAATTTTTTATACCGGCTCTCTCACCTGGTATACTTTTACTCATTCTAAAACTTTCAAAATCACCAACAGCGTATGCATAACAATTATTGTTACCTATACCTATAGATCTACCCCACCACCGTTGGGTAAATCTAGTTTCAGAACCACTCAATGGAAGTTTTTTTACTACCTTTTTATTATTTGTTTGTGGTTTACTCATTAATAATATCACAGAAAAAAATATTATTAATAGATAAATGATTAAAGACCTTGTTAACGCCAAAAAAATGAATGAAGTTGTAAGTGAAATTCTTATATTTACTCTTATCCTTCTTATCAGTACATTTGTACTTAGATTTGCGTGGAATAGATCCTTGGTAAAACACATTACAGTGCTTAAACCAATTAATTCTATTCTCGATGCGTTTATTCTTTCCCTTTCCCTTGCGGTCATTCGTGGAGTTTAAACTTCCTTATAACCAACTACCTTTTCACCTTTAGAACTTTTCATAACTGGAAATGCTTCAATTCCATCGCAATTGCCTTTTTCGCAATCGATGAATTTGTAAGGTATATTTTTCTTTTTTAAGTATTCCAATTGTTTGGTAGTCCAACCACACCAAGATGTACCATAAACCGTCCATTCAACTTTTTTATCACCAACTTTCTTAGTTTTCTCCAAATTCTTTTTCCCTGTGTTAAGTAAAATATAAATATCAATAACAATAAGTGCTAATATAGCAATCATATCTTTTATATAATTACTTTATATATTTTAATTTCAATTCATTACATATTTTTTTAATAGTTTTACCTTGTGGATCTATATCCATAGTTCTGGCTAAACGCACAAGTTCTTGTTTTTTATAATTAACACACTTCCTTTTATTTATTTTAATATACCCTTTTTTAGCCATTGAAACTTTTGGTTTTTGTGGTTGTATTCTTACTTTTATACCTGGACGTTTAATAACCTTTTTGTTATTTTTGTAAGCGAGTTCTTTTTTAATTTGTTCGAGCGTTTTTTTAATAGGTTTACCCCCGTGTTTAACAATTATATTTTTAGGTTTTATAGGCGTTTTTTTACCTATTATTGTAGTAATATCTAACGGAACAACTGCTTTCTTATAAGGGGAAAAATATCTATCGTTAAATATTTGTTTAAATGTTGGTAAATCGGGGTGACCCAATGGTGAAACACGTAAACGATAATCGTAAACTTTATAACTGTCTTTACGTAAATATTCCATCGGTAATATTCGCTCTATAAATGATATTGTTTCTAAACCACTTTGTATTCCATATCCTTTAATAGAAGCTCTCATTCGAGTTAAAAAACAATGCGTGTCATATAAATAATGTGAATTTGTTGAAATACCACTGTGTTTTTGATACCATGCTGGATCGTAATTTATTTCTGGATTTTTAAAATTTTTTAAAGTTGATAATCCAAAATCACTTATAAGTGTTTGTAAACCAATGTCATGAACTTTAAACTGTGTGTTATTTATTTTTATTATTTTTACACGAGATGGTTTAGATGTATTTATTAGTATATTTTCCAAATGTAAATCGTTGTGTCTGAACGTAGGGTATTTTTTATTAATTTTATATAAAGCATGTAAAATTTGTGTTATTATAGTTCTGAAATGTATAGGTAACAATTTGTCCTTGTTTATTTTTAAAAAATTTAATAAATTTCCATTATTTGCGTATTCTGTGTATAATATAGACATTTTATCACATTTTCTAAGTGCAAAAGGTTTAATACCTCCAAACTGAGAAATATATTTTCCCATTTTGTATTCGTGTTTCATTAATTCATCATATCCTTTTACAATTTTTATAGCAATTTTTTTTGTACATTCTTTATCTATACATCCCATAAAAACTTCACCAAATGCACCCGTACCAATTTTTTTTGTACCTCTTTTTAATAAGGTAGATGAATTTTCTATAGAGACCGAAGAATCTTTATTTTCGGGTGTATAAAAAACATTTTTGGGATAACATCCCATATCCTGTATAGTTGCAATAAGATTTTTACCTAAATTTATTTTTTTTGTATATGTATTTTTTTTATTTTTTGCGAGAATGGCAATTTTTTTTAAATTTTTTAAATGACGTTCACGTTCCATGACTAATGTATTAAAATATTTTATTCGTCGATAAGGTCATCCATGATTTCCTCTATATATTTATCTTGATTTTGATCATTATCACCTAGGCCTTGAAAAGCAAATTTTGGTAATCGAGTGGATTCACCACAGAGAACTTGAGATAACCTGACACTTACACCAAACTTATTATCAATGAACCAAATTTGATTAAATTCGACAATACACATACATCTTTGTCCCTTTTCAATTTCATCAACCTGAATTTGTTCTTTATTTGAATTATACGCCTCGGAAATAAAATCACCTGTTTGATTTGTTTGGACTTTAAGTTTAAGTGTATCTGGATAACCTTCCTTTCCCTGTCTAACCAATGGTTTATACAAAGCTTCACGAATAACGTTAATATCGTATGCTTTACCAAGCCATTCTTTTGAATTTTCAGTAACCGTTTTAAGGATAATTTCATCGAGTTCTTTCAGTTTTACTGAAAGATCTTGAGATTCCACGTTATCCGTGTCAAAAGATAGGTCGAGTGAGTATGAAGTTTTGTTAGTAGCTTCATCTGTAAACGCACTCAGACCAAATGGTGAACGCATAAAAGGGAGTTGTAAGTAGAGTTTCTTTTTATTTCCGGATAACATCACGGATTTACCACCGTTTTTATTTTTCTTCAGTTGACTGAAGTTAACCGACGATGGTTCGAATTGGTTGGAAACTTGAATATTATTAGACATTTTTTTTATGTATATCATACGTTTAGAAACTTTAAGTTATTTTTTTTCTATGTATAAACTAATATAAAATGTCGTGTTCGTCAGGTGATAAAAAAGATAAAGTGAGTTTTCTCGGTAAATGGGCTGATTGTGGATGCGGGTGCAATGGTAAGAAACAGGAGAAAAAGTTTTTGATTTCCGTTATGTCTGCTCTTATATTTTTCATAATAGCAAACCCAACAACATTTAGAGTAATGCGTAGAATATTTGGGTCGTGGATTTCTACACCAAACGGGTGTCCATCTAAAAATGGTTTAGTGTTTCACACATTCGTTTTCCTTTTAGTTGTTTGGGGTATAATGAATATACCCGGAACTGAAGGTTTTATGATTATGGAAAGTCCTTCTCCTTCCGTAGAACCCAAAGAAGTTGAAAAAGAAGTTGAAGAAGAAGTTGAAGAACAAAAAGTTCAACCCGCTATGGTCGATATGCCCATGCCTTTACCAGGTATGAGTGAAGAGCAATTTGCGACTATTGATTCTGGTTTAGAATTGGGATCAATGGATTTAACTGATACTACGGAATTACCAATACCAGGTAGTTTTGAAACTATTGGTAATGCTGAAACCGTTTCTTGTGCGTGTTCAAATGGTAAGACAGTTACTATTAACTAAAAATCTTCATTGAATTCAATGGAAGTTGAATCTTCATCCAATTTTCCATAATCACCAACTCGCTTCTCGAAAAAATTAGTTTTTCCATCGAGTGATATATTCTCCATAAAATCAAAGGGATTTTTTGTACCCCAAATTTTATCGTGACCACTCTGTTTTAGCAATCTATCTGCAACATATTCTATATATTCCGACATTTTATCAGAATTCATACCTATCAAACTACATGGTAATGCATCCGTGATAAATTCTTTTTCGATTGAAACTGCGTCTCTAACAATTTCTTCAACGACAACTTTACTTAATTTATGTTTTAACATTTTAAATAATTCGATCGCGAACTCTAAATGTAAACCTTCATCCCTACTTATAAGTTCATTACTGAAACATAAACCAGGGAGTAATCCTCTTTTCTTTAACCAAAAAATAGCACAGAAACTTCCTGAAAAGAATATACCTTCGACACAAGCAAACGCCAATAAACGTTCACCAAATGAACGTTCACGACTGAACCATTTCATTGCCCATTTTGCTTTATTTTCTATACAAGGTATCGTCTGTATAGCTTCAAATAACTGTCTCTTTTCAGTTGGATTTTTTATATATTTATCAATAAGTTTACTATATGTTTCCCCATGGACCATTTCGTTATGTTCTTGGTACGCGTAAAAAGAACGCGCCTCTGTATATTGAACTTCACTCGCAAAGTTATTATTTAGGTTTTCGAAAACTATACCATCAGATCCTGCAAAAAAAGCAAGTATATATTTAATAAAATGTTGTTCATTTTCACTTAAACTTACCCAATCGTCCATATCTTTTGAAAAATCAATTTCTTCTGCTGTCCAGTTAGACATTTGTGCTTTTTTGTACATCGTCCAAAGATTTTCATGTTCTATAGGAAAAACAGTAAACCTATCCAAAGTTGGTAATAGCATTGGTTCGGCGTTTTCTAAATAATCCTGAAATTCAAAATAAGTTCCGATTAATTCATCATTCAATAAAATTTGTGGGTAAACCGAAGCTCGATCACCGCATCTTTTTTTTAGTTCATTTTTATCGACCATAATTTTTCTATTTTCTAATTTATACTCCTTACATAAATCAACCGCCATATCACAGTATTGACAACCTTCTTTTGATAAAATTTCTACTCCCATGTGTGCTAATATCTATAAATATTTTTGTATGAAAACTTTAATAATGATTAATATTTCAGAAATCCAGCCTGGTGAACTTGTAAAAGTTCTAGTGAACTTAGAAGATGATATAGAAGATGAAATGTATGCCAAAGTGAAGGAAAATAATAAAGATTACCTCGTCGTTTATTATTATTTAGAAACTTCAATGACTTATAAAAGTGCGCCACTTTATGAACTTGATGAGAATGATGAACTTGTACAGGAAGAAAACATATCAGAACATCATGAATCACAAGAATATTTTTATAATGTTAAGAATAATTTATATGCTATGATAGATGAAATAGATTCAGATGACGATAGTGAAATAATAGATGAATCTGATGACGATGGTTCTGATTTAGATGGATTTATAGTACCAGATAGTGAATGTATAGGTATGATATCAATACCAGAAAATCATAGACAAATAAATAAAGATTGGAAAGACTGGGAACCTAGGAGCCCTGGTTCTATTAGATATAAAAAAATGGTCGATGATATAGAAAAATTTGCAAAAATACAAGAGGATGAATTAAATTTTTAACCTAAGTGCGAATAATTTTTTATTAAAATTTAACTATTGAATGTATATATGGAAGAACTGGCTGCTATATGGTCCGATGTGGACAAATTACTAAAAAAACCGATATTAATAAAGCCAGTAAATAAAAATTTATGTAAAAATTGTAATGTTATTAAGATTTTTACTCGAGAAGGTATACCTACATGTCCTTCATGTGGTTTAGTAGATTTACAATATATAGATGAAACTCCAGAATGGAGGAGTGGTATATCTGATGATGGTAAAGTTACAGATAATTCAAGATGTGGTAATCCGAATTCTAATCCAGAATTATTTTCAGAATCTTGGGGTAAAGGTTGTATTATATCAACTAGGAACACGTCTAGTTATAAAGATAAACGAATGGCTAAAATAAATTTTCACCAATCCATGAATCATAAAGATAGATCTTTATTTCATGCTTATAAAGATATTGATGAAGCATGTTTATTATTACCAGAATGTGTCCTTAAGGATGCAAAAATGATGTATAAAAAATTCAACGATAAAAAATTAACACGTGGAGCTGTTAGAACTGGTATAAAAGCAAATTGTGTATTATTTTCGTGTCGAATGTCAAAGATACCACGTACAACAAAGGAAATAGCTGACATGTTTTCTATTCAATCAAAGGATATAAGTAGAACATCTCAAATGTTTAAAACTGTAATGTTGGGTAAAACAACAAATTCTTATACAACTTTACCACATGATGTTATGCAAAGATTGTTAAATGCATACGATGTTTCTCGTGAAGAGAGATTAAAGTGTAATAATATGTGTTCTAACTTGGAGTCTTGTTCAGATTTAATGAGTAAAACACCAAATAGTGTTGCATCTGTTATTATATACATGGTGTTGAAAAGTCGTGTTAGTAAAAATGATATTTGTGAAAAATGTTCTATTTCTATACCTACTATTAATAAAATTGAAAATATAATAAAAAAATACTTAGAGGATAAAAACAATTAAAGGGTAATGGAACGTAAATTCAGAAAAAAACTTTTCATTAGTACACCCTGTTATGGTGGTTTATGTTTGGAAAAATACATGATAGGTATTATTCAATTACAACTTGAACTTATTAGGGAAAATATTCATTTAATGTTAGATACAACAGAAAATGAAAGTTTGGTTCATAGAGCAAGAAATGTTGCCGTTGGTAGATTTATGCAGAAAACAGATTGTGAATATTTTATGTTTATCGATGCGGATGTGGATTTTGACCCAAAATCTGTTGTACGCCTTTTAGATTCTGGACATGATATTTCTGTAGCTGTTTATCCTAAAAAGGTTGTCATGTGGGATCAAGCTGAAAAAGCTGTCAAAGAAGGTGATGAAAGAGATTTATCTCTAGTTTCGTCAAGTTTGGTCGTAAATATAGGTGCTACAAAAAGAAGTGTAGAAAATGGTTTCGTTGAGGTTTTAGATGGACCTACAGGTTTCATGGTAATAACAAGAAAAGCCCTTGAAAAAATGCACGAACATTACAAGGATTTAGATTGTAAGAATGATCATCAAAATAGAGATTTTGATGATTATTGTGCTGTATTTGATTGTATGATAGATCCAGATAATAGAAGATATCTTTCGGAAGATTACGCATTTTGTAGAAGATGGCAATCAATAGGCGGTAAAATATTTGCAGATGTTCATACTACTTTGGGACACGTTGGTAATTTACCATTTTATGGGTGTTTAGATGAAAGGCTTAAGGCTTAGATTGTAATATATAATATTATGAAGTTTTCTACAATTTTAGTTACTCGAAGTAAATCATGTCACGTTAAAACTTTACATAATATTCTTAGATTCAACATCATGTGTTTAAATAAGGGTGGTGTAGAAAATGAAGTTTCATTTGTTAATGATGATCCCTATGATAAATGTGAAATGATTCAATCAAAAATGAAAACACACGATCGTATACTTTTTATAGATTTTGGTGTACAAATGGATGATTCTAGTTTGGAAAAATGCTTTGATGATTACGAAGGTTTAGGTTGTTTAGTTTTTCCAGCTGTTAAGGAAGGTGTCGATTGGAACTTATTTAAAAGTAAAATTAAACAGGGTTCAAATGAACCTGTTAACCAAATGGGTTTACATTTTGATACAGAAGTTTTGAATAAAATTTCACCGGATATATATAACGTAAAAAATACAAGTTCTAGATGTTGGATTATTATGTGTAAAAACGTCACTAAACATATAAAAGATAGAAAATATGGCGTTTATAAAGTTTTCCCCCGTATGGAAATAATGTTTAAAAAATTTCAAGAAGCTGGTGTTAAAATTCATGCGTATACTAAAGCTAAGTTGGTCATGACATATAGTCATGAATGTATAAGTAATATTTTGGGAGCATCTGGTGTTAAATCAAATTAAAGAATATATTAAATAATATAATAACATGTCACGAGTTTTTGTAAAGAAGGATGATCCTCTTTACAAATACGCGATTAACTTCATGGAAAAATCATGGGGTACAAAGGGGATATTTCCCGGTTGTCAACCCATTTCCATAGAAAGGAAACATTTTGATGTATTATCAAAAAATGATTACGTCGTATGTGAAAAAACAGATGGTGTTCGATATATGATGATGGCTTTATATTATGATGATCAAAAAGTTTGTTTATTCGTAAACAGAGCCCTTGAAATGTTTAAAGTTTCTTTGAATTTTAGAATGAATATATTTAAGGGTACTATACTTGAGGGTGAATTATATGAAAATATGTTTATGGTGTACGATTGTTTAATGACATGTGGTGAAGTTGTTGGTAATAAAGATTTTTTTGAACGTTTGGAAAATTGTAAAAAAACGGTAAAAAAAGCGATGATATTAAACACCGATACAATTTCTTTGAAAGTTAAAAATTTTCATTTACATAAAGAGTTTCGAGAGTTTATGGATAATTATCTACCAAATGTAAAACAGGAAATTGATGGTCTTATTTTTACACCCGTAAATGAACCTATTCGTATAGGTACACATGAAACCATGTTTAAATGGAAACCGAGAAATAAAAATACAATCGATTTCCTTGTAAAAAAGGGCCCTACCGCCGAAACACCTGGATGTGTACCTGGTCAATATGTATGGAGATTGTACATTCAAGATAGAGGAAAACATATATTTGAATCGTCTATACCTATGGATAAAATGAAAAATTATAAATGGTTACGCCAAGGTGATATTATTGAGTGTATGTATGTGACATGGGAAAATGGACCGATTTGGTGGAAACCACTTAAGAAAAGAACTGATAAAACGTTTCCTAATAGTAGGAGAACGTTTTATAGAACACTCGTAAACATAAAAGAAGATATTAATATGAAAGAGTTTTTAGATTGTATACCATAATAAAATGATTATCTTCTTTAGGAAACTGTTTTAATTTACCTAAAGTATCATCATCTTGTATTATCCAATCATCACCTAGTTTTGTTATAGACATGTAATGACCACCATATTGTATACCCTTATGAATTATAGTAGATCTTAACTCGTAAACATTATTTTTTATTTTTAATTGTTCTTCAATTTTTACGTAACTTTTTTTATCAAAAGAAATGAAAAGTATTTTTGGATACTCCGAAAATAAAGTTCGTGTTGTAGCCACGTTATGTTTTTTACCATTATTATCAACGTAATCCTCTAGTATGTTCCATTTATGACTTTCTTGTATCATTATATTTAAATCTTTAACATTTTGTTTTACGTTTAATATATGAATACAAAAAGGTGTTTTTATTGTATTTTTACCTACTGGTGATATAGTTATTTGTGTAATTTCTCCATATACAAGTTCTTTGATATAAGTGTAACTTTTTTCGAGTATATCTATTATACAAAAGAGTGCATCTTGAGAATCATGTGGGTGACCAATAACGAATCTTGGAAAAATTTTAACAAATTCTTGTAATACAGGACCTATAGTGAAAGATTTCGATTCCTGTGTTTTGAAATATATATGAACGAGTTGTTCATATGCACTTGTAAATTTACAATCACCTGTGTATTTTTTATCCAATATATGAGAGGATATTTCGTGTATATGTAATATGGTTTGTATAGCAGAATTGAAGTAACATGTATTTCCTAAATTTGTAAATCCGTGCATCTAAAAAAGATCAATAAAAAAGGCTTAAGAAGAAGACGCGAATATAAAAAGTAAATAAAATAAAATGGACGTTCGTAAATTGTGTGATGAAATCAAACCCACTCTAGATAAGTATAAGGATGAAGAGTATATAGAATTAGAATTCCGTTTAGGTAAATTCAATTCTTCATTTTTTGATACAAATATTGGAAAAGAAAATTTTTATAAATGTTTAGATGGTTTACAAAAGTATAATGGTTGGGAGAAAGTTGTTCAAAGTAAAACTGAAGTGTATTACCGTGAAGATGACAATAAAAGGTTAACTGTAGATGAAATAACAGGAGATGATACTCTTATAATAAAGGATAGAGTATATACACAAGATTTTAAACATTTACAAAATGTACCTTACGATATAAGATTGGGTGTATCCAAAGAAATACCAGCTGAAGAAGATGATAATAACGAATGGAATAAGAAAAAGAATAAAAATAGAATGTCATTCATTCGAAAAAATTTATCTATAGATATGACCATTTGTGATGGTGAAGTTGAGGATATGGATGCAGAAGATTCAAAAGTTTATCAAGTGGAATTTGAAATAATTGATCCTAAAAAAGTGGAAGATATAGATACACTTTTTAAAATTATTCATAAGATTAATGATTTTTTTAATATGAGTAATTATATATGTTAGTGTGGTTAGTAATTGCATGTATAGTATTTTTCATAATGTATTATGGTAATGATATACGTTACGAAAATGTACATGTATTGGGTTACAATTCTAAATTTTTTTACATGTCTCATGGTGAATCTACAAAAATATTTGAAAAAATGAAAAAAAATAACTTATCCGAAGAATCAATAAAGGAATTTGTTATGATGGAAGACAGGTTTTTAAATCTCGAAAGAAAATCAGTTTGCTCAAGAACATCGAGAAAATTAGAAGCTTTTGCACTTTCAGATGAAATAAAAAATCAATTTTTAGGGTATGATTTTTCATATCACGTGAAACATCTTAAACAGATATCCGAACCAGATAAAATTATAAATCGAAGTATAATATGTTCATTAAATAGTAAATAATACGTCTATGTTTAGGTAAATGTATTTTATTATAATTATCGTATACATGTATAATTAATTCCGAATCGTCTATGTATGTATTTTTAAAGTATTCTTTTAGATCACATTCATTATAGTGAAAATCATCCGTATAATAAAATGCAATTTCTAAATTAGACATTTTTAAATTATTAATTTTATTGTCTTCTGTCTTTTCTCTACCACATTTAATATAATCACATATAGTATAAAATATTAAATCTATAACACCTGAATTAATATCAGTTTTAAATTTTTCATAATTATCTATTATATTACGCCCTTTATTTTTATTAACACGAAATAAAAATAAATCGCGTGGATTTTCCATTTTCTATTTATTTACTTATACTTACTTTTGTTGTTTTCTCTTTAATGCTTTTTTTTGTTCTTTCTCAAAGTTATTAAATAAATTGTTAAGTGTTACTTTATTTCTTTTTGAACTCGAGTTAGAGTTAGAGTTAGAGTTCGAGTTCGAGTTCGAGACGGAGTTAAAATTCAAACGTTTGACAACACCATTATTTTTACGTGGCGTTATTTTCTTAATTGGTGGTCTTTTGATAACACGTTGAACTGTTTTTGTTTTTGTTTTTGGTTTTGGTTTTGGTTTTGGTTTTGGTTTTGGTTTTGGTACTGGTTTTTGTTGTTTTGGTCTAGGTGGTGAAGGTCTTTTCATGTTTAATGGTAGAGGTTCTTCACTTCTAAGTTCTCTAATCATTTGAATGTAACTTATAACTTGGTTGCTTTTAAGTGAAGGAGTTTTTGGTAAAGACATAACATGTCTAACGACATTTTTTACGACATTTTTACCAAATTTACCGTAAATCTTATTAGCTTCTTTTTCGATTAAAATTTTCTTAAAAACCTGTTTTTTATCTAATTTCCAATCCTTTACCATATCCTTTTTTACTTCATTTGCTACCATTTTTTTTAGTACACCATCTCGTGTTACAAATTTTTTATTATTTTCGAGTTTAGTTAGTTTATTTTTAACTTCACGAACATTTTTATTTATATTCATAACGTTTCCGTATTTTTTCATCCAAAGTTTACCGTAAAGTTTAATTAAATCATTTTTAATACTCGCTTCGTTAAGTTTACGTCTTCTATTTATAGGTAAACGTTTTTCTTTTATTTCTTTATTTTTCAATACTTTTTCCATTTCATTTGCAAGTGAATTTGGTGAATTTGGTGTACCTGGTTTATCTTGAAGTTTTTGACATAATATTTTTACGGTGTCTGTATCTTCTACCGTTATACCTTTAGATATAGCAAGTGATACGAGTTGGTCTTTTTTCAATTCTCTACAAAGTTTATCATCTATTTTGTAATTAGAATTACCTTTTTCTATTTTATCAAGGACTTTACATATATCGTCTTTTTTCTGTTTGTTTTTAATACCAACAACACCCAATTTCTTAGAAACTTCGAGTAAAACTTTTTTGGATAAACCTTTACATTTTTTACCTCCTATTTTCATTATACCGTCTTTATCGTACGTAATTTTAGTATTTTTAACTTTTGGTGTTGTTTTTCTTTTAACGGGTTTTTTCTTTGGTATTTTGAAACAACAATCATAACCTTGTGGATTTTTTCGAGATTCAAATCCATTTTTACAAGGTGGTCTTCTTGGTTTAGGACATGTTGAACCTTGTGTTTTTTTAGAAACAATTATTTTTTTATCTGCGTTAACATTTTTGTTAACCAAACCTATCGTATACCCATTTTCGTGTAACTTTTTAACAAGTTCTACACCTATAGAATAAGCACTTTCGAGATCATCGGGATTAGATTCACCCTGTACCTGAACAATACCTGAACCCGCCTTTCCAGTTTTTGTTGAAAATATAAATGTATGTTCCTTGTATTTTAAATAAAGAAACGGTGATGATTCTGGTTCGTACATGAGGAATGAAATCCCCCAAGTGCGTAATTGACGGTATTCACTTGTCATTTTGTATAATTGAAAATTAGTATTTGTTAAAAATTGACCTGCGATATTATTGTATTCTATATCGTTGTATAAAAATTTATTTTTTTGTGTGTATGTATCAACTATATAATTGCGTAAAGATTCTGGTTGTTTTTTTAAATTTTTAAAACCTAAAAATCCACCCGAAAATCTAATTTTACCATTTTTATAAATATTAAAACTAAAATTCTTTTTTTCTATACCGTTCATCATGTACCCGGAAAATTGTGCGGAAAAGAAGTTTTTATCTAAATCACCCTTTAAACCAAAATCTTTTGTGTGAACAACACCTGTTTGAAATCTTCCATATATACCCTTTATTTCACTTATGTCTACGGTTAAACCTCCTGCTATTGGTGCATGACCTTTTGGTTTCTGTTTCAATATATTTTTTATATCGATACGCGTTTCATCTTTACTAAATTGTTCATTTACTAAAGCATTGTATATACCTGGTTTGAATTTACCTACTCTAAGTTCGGAAAATGTGGAAGTTGTATTAGTTTGTGGTATTATTTCCTGTTGGACACGGGGTACAAACGGTTGTACTACATTTGTTCTCTGTATATCTACATTTGAATTCCGTACGAATTGTCTTGGATCAGTGTTCATACTTACACTATGCTGAGATTATTCTTCCATTTCTTCTATTATCACATCTACACCTATAATAAAATCCTGGTTTTTGTAGGTTTTTCCTGCGTACGTTTTTTCATTATTCCGTTTGATCTCCACACCTCTACTACTAAACGGACCGAGGTAGAAATCAGGATTAAACCTTGGTCGACCTAGATTGTTTTTAAAACAATAATTGAAAAATCTTTTTTTGAAAACTTCGAGTGGACAAAAGTAGGTTTCTCCGTGACCGTCGAATAAGATGACATCTGACTGTAAGAAATGTTCGAGTGGGTTCGTTACTGTTGCCACTTGTTTTCTAATTTGAGCGAAGTAGTCTGGAATGATATTCCAAATATCCTCACAATTATATTTTTGTGAGTATTCAAGGTATCCTCTAACGCACTTTTGGAGAATTATTGGTATTTCGTTTTTCAACTTTATTTCTAATAGAGGATCTGTATCAGCATCTCTAATCTGTTTTTTGAAATGCCAGGTCATTAATCGTCTCAAAATACTACCAGAGTTATCTTTCCAATTAGGAACTTCATTTCCCCCGAGTATACCCGGAACGATCCACGTCATGTTTTTTGCTTTTTCACATTTGACTGCAATAGATACATCTTCTCCAGATACTATAGACTGAAACTCTGCCTGTTCGAGTTGTAAATCACCTTTGATTTCTGGTGCAATGAAAAGTAACGCGTCATGTATAGAAGATAATCCAAACTTCCGTTCTACGTTATTTGAAAGTGTCCTTACATCGTCCGCTTCGTAAAATTTACTGAAAACTTTCGTAACGAGCGTTGATTTACCAGAACGCGCGATACCTTTTAAAAATGGTATGATTTGCCATTTATCTAGGTCGTTTAGTTCGAAACAAAGACGACCACCCATGATATACATCCATTTACATACATCAGGTTCAAATTCTTGTGAATGGAGAACCTTATCAAAATTTGGTGTAGGTATTTCAAACCAATCTTTATAATTATCGTTATAATCTTCAAAAAATGTATCAAAATATTTACAACTTACAATTTTTGGGTCGAGGTTTATCGCCTGTTTTGATTCATACGGATAAAATACGGATATGTATTTTTCTTGTGTACGAGACCACTCTTTACCGATGAATATACCGTTTCTGAAAGACCAGACGTGTCTATCCTTTACAATTTCTGGAAATTGTAAGTCGTAACAATCACCAAGATGTTTGATAACTTGATTAATTATAGTTGTTCCGTTATTTGTTAAATCTTGCCACAATTCAAAACGCGATTCTTTTGGTGCCATGCGATGAACGTAAGCCTTAATAAGTTCGGTTTGTCTCCATGCGCGCGTGTTATGACCTTCAGGTGTTTTAATTTGTACACAACAATAACCCTTGTACCTTTTTATATTATTTTCGTAAAGTTCTCGTAAAATAGCTAAAAGAGCTTTTTGGAAAACGTTAAGGTTTTCGAAATCCGGTGTTGAACACCTTAATATAGAAGGTTCTGAAGGTATATTTGCAGGTAACCAGGAGGGATGATGGACCCTTTCGTACATACGCGCGGCTCTATAAATAATAGTCCAACAATCGTCAACTTGATCAATGAGACGAGATAGACGAAGAGATATTAAATCGTCATCATCGTTTTCCTCGAAATTTAGAATACCTAAAGTATCAGCACGATTAAACATTAAACTAAGTTTATCCTTTATTCTTCTATATTCACCCTCAACATCAGAGTAATTAAATTTTTTTGGTTGACCGGTTTCTTCGTTAATATCGTTTTCGTCAAACCAATTTCTATATCCCAATTGGAAGGGTTCCTTACCGTTATTCCATGCCTTGATGGACCATTTATCTTCAAATTGGGAGAGGAGATTCATGAATGTTTCATGGTTTAATTCAGAAATTTTGTTATCCCACAGGATACTATTTGCTTCAATAGTGTTTGGTTCTTTAGCGGGATAATGTGTATCTTCCATATCTTATAAGTATTACTCGTTATTTTTCTAAGCCTTTTTTTGGATATGAGATAACATTTTAATCATAATTTTATTTTGTACTTCAAGCTGCCTGGAAATATTTACCAAAGCAGAACATAAAGTTTCACCTTCTTCAGATATAAGAACTGAACTTAAAAGGTTACCGAGATCCATAAAAGGGTCATGTTCATCATCATATTCATCATCTTCATTTTCTGATATTTCAAGGTCTTCGGAATTTTCCGATACAAGTTCCGTTTCGTCGATAAAAGATTCGGTATCATTGATATCGTCTTCGGAAATTTCTGATTCAATTTCAATATTTTCGTCGACACTTTCTTCATCAACATTTTCAAGCTCTGGTACAGGTTCGTTAGACATTTATATATAGTAGGAAAAATCAATTCGTGTTTTTTCGCGAAATCATCCGAAAAAAAAATCTCAGCCTATAGTACAAAAACAAACAATATGGCCGGTGGTCTCATGCAACTCGTCGCCTATGGCGCCCAAGATGTCTACTTGACTGGTAACCCAAAAGTCACTTTCTTCCAGGCGGTTTACAAACGCCACACTAACTTTGCGATGGAAAACATCGAACAAACTGTTAACGGTACGGCCTCTTCGTCTGGTCGCGTTTCCGTCACGGTCGCCAGAAATGGTGATTTGATTGGTGACATGTACTGCGAACTTCAATACAAGGTTGGTATCAGTGGCTGCTCCCACGCGTGGGCTGCGGAACGTGCGATCAAGGATGTTGAATTGTCCATTGGTGGTCAAAGAATCGACAAACACTACCAAAAATGGTGGAGATTGTACTCTGAATTGTACTTGGCGGACAGTGCCAAGGCCAATTGGGATAAGATGACTTCTTCGCAAGTCGCGGATACAACTAACGGTGTCCAAGTCTTTTTGCCACTCATCTTCTTCTTCAACAGAAACCCAGGATTGGCTTTGCCATTGATTGCCTTGCAATACCACGAAGTCAGACTCGACTTTGACTTGGCGTCCGATTTCGGTACCAACTTTACGTCTTCCTTCAAGGTTTGGGGTAACTACGTCTACCTCGACACTGAAGAGCGTAGACGATTCGCGCAAAAGGGTCACGAATACTTGATCGAGCAAGTGCAACACACTGGCTCCGATTCGGTCACTGCCGGTGCGACCAAGCAAGTCAGATTGTCGTACAACCACCCAGTCAAGGAATTGGTCTGGTGTGTTAACGGTGGTGCCCCAACCGCGTCGACTGATCCAAAATTGTGGAACTTTACTTCCAACTGCGATGTCGCTGATGTTGTGATGACGACATCTATTGACAGTGGTGCATTAATGGAATACGCGACCCCAGCCGCTAACATTGGTAGACCAATGATCCACGTTGGCACCGGGGGTATGATTGAAGCCTGGTCTGAAGATGCTATTGAGGACGGTTTTTTCAGAGGTCCATTGAAAACTCTCAAGTTGGTCCTCAACGGTCAAGACAGATTCAAGGAACAAACCGGTAAGTACTTTAACCAAGTGCAACCATACCAACACCACTCCGGTTCGCCAATGCCAGGGATCTACTCGTATTCCTTTGCGCTTAAGCCAGAAGAGCATCAACCAACGGGTACTTGCAACTTCTCCAGAATTGACAACGCGCAAGTTGCGGTCCAACTTAAGGACATGACACACGCCACAGCGTCTATGACTACACCATCCCTCGACATGTTCGCGGTCAACTACAACGTTCTCCGCGTGCAATCCGGTATGGGCGGTCTCGCGTTCTCCAACTAATCGTATATTAAACGTTTACTAGCAAATAAATAAAATTTAAAAAATATATACAAATAAAATTTAGATTTTAAAATTTAGAACAAATTTTAAAGTTTAACCTTAAAATACTTTTGTATTTTTTCGAGTACGTACCAATTTGGTTCGGTTTTTTCTGATTCGATTTTGTTTATAGTATCTAAAGTTTCACCTATTCTATGTGCAAGTTCAACTTGTGTATGACTTCTTTTTATACGTAGCATTTGAATTTTTTTACCTAATGTATCATTCATATTGTTAATCATTATAGTTTAACACCAAGAATACGACGCAGTTTTTGCATGATTTTATGGTCGGGAATTGATTTACCCAATTCGTATGACGAAATTATATCTGACGATACGTTAATTAGATTAGCAAGATCTTTTTGTGTATACTGTTTTGCGACACGTGCTCGTTGAATTGTTAAACCCGTTTCTTTACTGACTTTTTTGTGCGTTCCTAACTCAGTTTCGTCAAGTTTTTGTTCCGGTGATTTACCCGAATATTGACTCCGTTTAGGTAATTTTATCTCTTGACCCATGAACTTGACGTATTTTTCCTTTTCTTTTTCTTTAGTAACACTTTTACCGTGTATGGTAACTTCATCCCAATCTTGATGGAACATGTTTTATATTATAAATACTTAAAATTTTAAGTCTTTTTTTCTATAAATGGAAAGTGTTTATATATTCTTAATAATTTTTGGAACTGTGTTTGGTCCATGTGTACTGTTTAATCCCGTGGTTAAGTGTTATTATTACTGTTTCCC